ATAGGTTCCTTGAGTTCTTGTGCCTCAGTAGGACACTCTACTTTAGGCACTTTTGTATCCGTCTTAGGTGCCTTTATTTCTGGTTGTGCTGGTGGTCTGACTGGTGGAACTTTCTGCTCATACTCAAACTTTAGTTCATCTTTATTGTAATCAATAGGATTAAATGACGGTACACCAGCATCACAATAAGTGATGAGACCATTCTCATCATCTACACCAACCTTGTTCGATTTATTCTTTGCTTCATGCGCCTCAACACATCCAGGAATGTTTACGATAGGCACACCAATTTCCTGCGTGACAGGCACGCTAGGAGGGATTGATTGAGGCGCTTCTTGTAACCAAGGAGGAATATCCCTGACTTTAATTTCACCTATACCAATACGAATGTCAGGAATTTCCATTAACAATCATTGAATGTACTACCAATTTCAGATCCAATTTCAGATCCTGCCTGCTGACCTAAGAGCAATGCCCAACCACCTGCTAACCATCCAACGTAAGGGATGCTAGAGACTGCTGGAACGACTAGACCAGCACTAATCGCGGTGCCTGCCATTGCACCTTGGGACCGTGCGCCAGCGTCCGCCCTGATACACTCTTCGGTTTTTGCAAGGGACTTTCCCTCGGCGTCTGAGACGCTACCTCCGACATTACGGATGCCATCCATCGTGTATTGATCACGACGAAACTCACGACGCAATTCAGTTGTAGGTCCAAACAATCCTTTCTTATATTTGTCTAGTTCTAAGGATCTATCCGATTCTAAGATAGTAGGATCGTTTGCTCGATATCTAATCTTATACCCATCCTTGTTTGCTTCTACTTCATATGAAGAATAATCACCCCGAGGAAACTGAATAACTGGATAATCTGGTTTGTTTTCCTGCATCAGATATCCAAGCAATCCTACATGAGCAACAGCAAAAAGACCGCCGATAGTAATAACGACTGTCTTCAAGGGAAAAGATTTTTGTTTCATGATCAGAAGGGAGGTTGAATTACTTCTGTTACCACTGGTGCAGATGGGGATTGAGGTCCACCCGTAACACCAGGAAGTGCTGAAGGAATAGCAGAATCTAAAATATCAGGTACGGCACCAGAGATAGCTTCAATAGCACCAGCAGATAATGCATCGATACCCTGTTGAATAAGGGAATCTTTTTGAATATACAAATAAGCACCCCCACCGATCACACCAAGAGAGGTGAGACCAGACAGAAGTGCTACGACGTTAATAAATTTTTGCATGATTAGACCTTGGGTTCAGGTGTTTCTTCTTTCTTCTTAATCTCAGGTGCTTTCTTAGGAGCACCACCAGACTTGGCAGGGCTCAATCCGAACGCAGCTAAAGATCCAGAGAACACAGATGCGATAAAAGTTGGATCGAAATCTAAAATCTTTTGACCGTTTGGAAGTCTAACGTAACTAAATGTGAGCAGAGAAGCAGACCATATAAGAACGACAACTTTTACTAAATTGCCGAGGACTTCACTTTTATCATCATCGTCTTCCTTCTCTACAATTTTGGATTTATCTTCCGCCATTTATAGAGTAGTAAGGCAGCTCTATTTAGCTTTCTTGAACTTGTCTTTTCTTACCAATGTTGTATTTACTTTCTAAGGTCCAATCCTGCTTATCTTTATAAGCAATGACTTTAATTTGACTAAGAGGTGCAGCATCTTTAATCGCATCTTCTCTTACAATCTGAATTAAACCCCAATCAGATAAGAGTTTGATAATCCGATTACGACGTTGCACATCATTTTCAGAAAGGTTTGCCTTCTTTCCATCTAGAGCAAACAACTCTTTGAAATGAACAATATAATACTGACCCTTCTTATGTAAGATATGACATGATTGAAATAACTTCCTTTCCTTGCGAGAAGCAACACCAATACGGGTAAGAGTTTCACGAACTTTCAGGAAGTCATCAGGTTCCTTCAAATTTACTTCTACCATATCATCTTTTGTCCACTGGACTTCTCTCACTTCGTTCATTTTTTCTTTCCCCCTTTATTCAATTTAGATCTAATGAAGTCGATTTGTTGAGGAGTGAGAATCCTAAGTGCTTGCTTTGCCTTTTCATTGGAATAACCATAGTATTGCTTGACAAGTTCAAGATCATCAACCTTTTCTTTTTTACCCCATGGAGAAAATCTCTTACGGGACCTGACGGTATTTATAAAGAAATCATATTGAAGTTTCTTATCCAGATTGGGATAAGAGTTCATCTCATTAGCGTAAACAAGAGTATCTAGGTGATGAGAAAGACACTTATTGATTACATAAGGGGGATAGTTTTTCTCCCAACCAGGATCTTCATCCTGCATTAGGTTCTTCTTTGTTAGATTGATTGAATTGAGGTAGTCCTTTAATGGATACCTATCATCGTAGGGCATCGTACTCTTGTTTCAAAAGATCATTGTGTGTAGGGAACTGAGAACTGTCAAAGACAGCATTTCGGTATACTCCTCTACTTCTTACATAATGTAGAAAGAACTGAACATATTCAGTTCCAGTGAAAGCACCCTTTCTACTATGGGGTGTGATACACCCAAGATATAATATCGCATCACCTGGTCTTTGGTCAAACCATTTATCATTTGCTCCAAACTGCCAAGGTTGATCTCCCCTCAGGTGAAGAGTTATAGAGATCTCACATGCTACGCGATCAGTATGAAGGTTTAAACGATCACCATTTCTATACAGTCTACCGAATGCATATGTGGGCAATACTGTTTCACCGACAATGTAAGATAGATCTTTAGTCTTCTCACACAAAAGTTCAACTGCACCAACAGGATTGTAAAGACCTGCTGCAGCAGGTGCTTCTTTTAGATCGCTCTCATACTTATCTTGTTTATCCCAGAAGACAAATTCTTCTGCCATTTTCTCCGCTCTCTCAGGAGAAATAAATCCTGGGAGAACATAGTAACCATCATCAATAAGTTTAGATAACATAGTTTAGGAGAAGAAGTTCTTTCCGAGACTGTTGTTCTTGCATGTACTCACCGACACTTCGCATGGTGTAAGTATGATCATACTCATAAGGTTTCCAGTCAATAAACCGAGACTTAATGAGATTAGAAGAGTTATAAGAGACCATCTGGTCACACTCATATTTGTCGCAATCAAAATAGAATTTATCGTGGTCAAATCCTTTATGCATGTTACCACTCTTACCATACAAGTTGGACTTAATATCGTAAGGGGGATCTAGATACACAAAGATATCTTTTTCATCAGTCAGAAGTTGCTCATACGACAAGTTAGTAATCTGCCACTTTCTGATAAGTTGCGAATAGTAGGGGAGTTTGTCAATTCCTCGCATACTAAAGTTGTTGTCTGACGCCTGCTTACTGAACGAGGAGGACTCAGAGAGACCAGAAAAAGAGCACTTGTTAACAATATAGAAAGCGACAGCACGAGCCGTAGGGTCAGTCCTTCGGGGGTCTTGTCCAAGATACTCTTTGGATTCCAAGAAAAGATATTTTGCCGAAGAGGGGTCAGGGTGCCTTTGTTTAAGTTGGACAAGTTGGTTCTTAATTTCATTGCCATTCAACTGGAGTTGCTTCCAGAACGTATAGAGCGGTTCATACAGATCATTCACCCAAATAGTTAGGTGAGGATACATCTGTGAGATATACAGTGCTACAGAACCACCACCAATGAAGGGTTCTCTAAACTCTTTGTAGTCAGAAAAAAGTGGAAAGAACTGTGCCATCTTTTTGACAGCACGGGACTTTCCACCAGGATAACGAAGGGGGGTTTTCAAAGAGGTCATACAATCAGTTTCTTAGTCGGAGTGGTAATGACGCTGGTGCGATTAAACATCTTATTATACTGTTCTTCAAGGTTTGGTGCAAGTTTTACAACAAACATTACAAACGATTTAGGAATGGTAAGTTCTTTCTCATCAGGATCCTGAAGAGGTGCAAAGGGAACAAATCCCAACTGAGTACCTTCTGCGTTTGCAGGAACAGCAGTAATAGCATCGCACACAGTGAGACCCTCTGCTGTATCTTCAACTACATCAGCAACAACATTTTCTCCACTGATAAGACGGATGTACTGTACGCTCATTTTTCGTTCTCCATTAATGATGTTAGGGGTGTATCAATAGTGTCTGGTTCAGACTTTTTAGGTTGTTTTTTGTTGGCAGTGTTACCACCAAAGTGTAAAAGAGCGTCGTGAGAATTTTCTCTCGCCGTTCCATAACGAAGGTTTTCCAAATAGTTATGAGTTGGATCACCATCACCATGAAGAATTGAAGTGGTTTGTTCACACTCCAACTTTACAATATCAGGAATTCTAGGTTGTCCTACCATATCTTCAGTAATAACTTGGTTCCAAACTTCAGACAATCTTTCGGGAGGATGTGTCTTGTAGGGTTTCCAAGTATGCATCACAAGGATGTGAATATCAACATCCTTTGACTGTCGCGTAGTAGACCCGTGACGAGTGCGATAATCATAGTCGAAGGTGCCTGCATCAAAATAAATACAAACCCTTTGATGACCTGAATTACTTCCACCCATTCTAGTGTAGGGTTTTAGTTTCCGAAGATGAGTGGGATTATCTGAAATGATATATCCCTTTCCGTAACCAGCTCGTTTAAAACAACTGTAAACATCACCAGTGATAGTGACATAGTATCCAGGAATTAAAGTTCGATAAAAAACTGCTGGTCGTGTAGGTATTCCAATATATCTTTCTAAGGTGATAGGATCGATAACCATATTAGTGTATTGGTAGTATTATTTGAATTCACATTCTAGCATCAACTGAGTAAGACAAGCAAGGAGGTTAATTTCCTGATCTACCACAAAGGCAGACTTGTATTGATATTCAGCGATAATTAGAACTGCTGCTGCAACAGACGGTCCAGTCATCATGCCTGAAAGATTGTCATACAATTTTCGCATGATAGCAACAGGATCTGCATCAAGATTTTGGGTAACCCATTTCTTGACATCATTGAATTTCTTATCTCTCAAGAGAGAAGCGAGATTATCAATGTTGGCATCACCTAACGTCGCCAGAATGCCAGTGTCAATAGACCCTGTGCTACTGTATCGTTGGAGTTCGTTGAGGGTTCTTCGGAAGTCAGGAAAGTATTTTTGGATGACTTCTGCCACAACTCTAGGAGCGAAGGTGACCTCCTCGCGTTTGAGAATGTCTTGGCAACGTTTGAAAAACGCTCCTGCCAACTGTTGCTTTGTTTGTCCTCGGACATTGAAATCTACAACCGTCGTTCTACTATGTAGTGGTTCGATAATCTTGTTTTTGAAATTACAAGTGAATATGAACCGACAGTTCTTTTGAAACTCTTCGATGCTGGCACGAAGTAGAAGTTGGACATCGGGTGTTGTATTGTCCGCTTCATCAATGATAAGAACTTTGTGACGAGCAGTAGCAGTGAGAGACACAGTAGAAGCAAAGGACTTTGCCTGATTGCGTACAGTGTCCAGGAAGCGTCCCTCGTCGGACCCATTGATAACATAATAGTCTGCGCCTAGTTCATTACAAAGTGCCTTGGCAATCGTAGTCTTGCCAACACCAGCGGTTCCAGACAGGAGAAGATTAGGGATCTCACCCTGCTCTAGAAACCCCTTGAAGGTGTCTTTTACGGCGTCTGGGAGAATGCAGTCCTCAATAGTTTGAGGACGATACTTCTCCACCCACAGGAAATCATTCATCAAGGTTCAAGCGCAATAAAGTATTTGATACCGTCGCCTTTGAAGAGAGCGACATTTTGGTTACTGATAGAAACGTTGTAATCGTTGGTAAGGAGTTTCAGGTTTTCGACTTTGAAACAATAGCAAAACTCATCTTCGCTCTCACCAACTTCGACAGAGTAACTGTTAGAAGTTTCATTCTTACGATCGGTAACGGACAGAACCATAGTACCATTATCAACGTGAAGACACAAGTCAGGCAGTTGATAGATACTAGCAGCACGCTGCAACTGTTGTAGTGATGTTGCAGGGAGGAAGAACTTGACTGCAGTGCTTGGCAAATCAATTTCTTTCTCAGGTGGTTGCACGATCACATCGGGATCGGCATAGAAGAAACGAGTTTTAGAACGACCACGCTCATCACTCACCGTGACATAGTTGCTCTCACTAGTGTCGATTTTCGGTTGATCAAAGAGAGACAGACCGCCAAGGAATACACCCAGATCGTAAATAGAAATCTGCGAATCAAACTGCTCCTGAACGTCAGCGATAGCAAGAATGTTTTTATTGATGCTAAGAGTAGCAACTTTATTACCAGGTTTAATAACAATGGATTTATTGATCGAACAAAAGTTCTTGAGAACTTCAATAGTGGACTTAGAAATTACAGTCATTGAGGGTACGTTTCAGTAGGGGGTGCAGATTTGTCGCTGAAATAAAGAAGGAGAAGACCGTAGTGCAAGATCTTGATAATGTCACGACGGGCAGTTCCCTTCTTATCATATCGAGACGCATACTTTAGGATGTTACTCCTACAGAATGCTTCAGCATCTCCACAGGCATCAATCAAATCTAGTGTTTGAATCTTGTCAGTTGCATAGTGCTGATTGTATGTACCAATAATATAATCACGGAGC